GCAACGACACCCTGGGCGGGATGTCCAACTCGGTGGGCTGGATGACCACCCACGCCTCCAAGGAACGCATGCTGGCCTACTTCAAGGACTATTTCGAGAGAGGCCTGATGGGGGTCTACTCCATGGACACCCTGGAGGAGATGAAGGCCATCGTGCGCGATGAAGGCGGCATCGGGGCCTATGGACGGGGCAAGGATGACCGGGTGATCGCCACTGGGCTGGCCTGCGCGGCCTATGCCGAACAACTGCAGCCAAGACTTTTGATGCAGCGCGTCACCCGCAAGGTCTCCGAACAGCAGGCCGCCATCACCGCGGAAACGGCATCCGGGCAGCGGGTGGTCTCCACCTATCTCAAGCGTATCGGGATGTACGGCAAATGATGCGCGAGAAAGAACTGCGCGCCGCCATGGATAGGTTCTACGCCGACAAGGATAGGGTGATCTCCGAACGCCTGCTGGCCGAACTCGCCGGCATCTCGCTCGATACCCTGAAGGATGTGTTCAAACTCAGGCGCACCATGCTGACCCCCACCACCCAGCTACGCCTGGAGCGGGCGCTCAAGCATATCGAGCGGGGTGAGGTCGCGGTGATGCAGGACGGGATGAAGCGCCGCAGCATTCAGTACCGCAAGAAGGGCGAGGAAAAGCCAGCCTTCCGCAAGACAACCCGCTTGACCTTCCGCAATGGGAGAATAGGCTTGAAGGTCGGGCCGGAGAACGCCAATTGCTATACGGCACCTACGTTCAAGGACGAGTGGGAGGACTGAATTGGCCATTCTGCGACGCTATATCTGCTCGCGGCATGGCGAGTTCGATGCCTGGGAGGACACTTCCGTGCGCTGTCCGGCCGCCAAATGCCGCTGCAAACCCCGGCAAATGCTGTCTGCGCCCGCGATTCGAACCTCAAACACTACCAAAAACACAGACCAAACTCTCCAAAACCTCGCTCTAGACTTCGGCATGACCAATATCGGGAGCGCCAGGGAGGGGGAAAACCAGTCCAAACACTTCTCGCATGCCGAGAATCACCCCCGCGACAGCGTGATGTGGGGCAATCAGGGCGGTTTTTCCATGGAATCCATTACCAAAGGCGGGGCTTTCCGCTCTGTACGCGGGGAACAAGTCGGTGTAAAACCTACTGACCTCGGTGTAAAACGCGGTCCCACCGTGGCCAGCTACTTCAAGGACCATGAGAACCTGAAGATCGAGAAATGAGCCAGTTCTTCCTCATTGCAGGCAACATGGCGCTTCCTCTTTGCAATATTTCAAACAAGGAAATGGATTCTCTAGAGGTTGGTGCTGACGGACTGAAGCGAAATCTTCAGGGATACCCAATGTATATCAGTGAAGATGGGCGCTTGCTTCCTGAGATTTATGATCCGGCGCACTCCATCTCGGAAGTAAAGACGGTTCTGGATGGCAAGGTAAAATGAGGATACCGCCCGGCCTCATCGACCGCGAAGAGTTCGCCAACGACCTCGTTCAGAAGTGCAACGTCTCCCTGGAGGCCCGCAAGGCCGATTACGGCTCGTTAAGGTCCTTCTATCTCTTCGGCGCCGGGCCTAACGAGTCCCCCGCCCACTTCAACAAGATCAACCCCGTCATCGACCAGTTGATCTCCTTCCTCTACGCCGCCGACACCACCCGCTTCACCATCCACCTGGGCGCCACCGCCGAAGATCACAGTTACGACCAGCTTCCTGTCCTGGTCGATGCCCTGAACGACGACTGGGCCGATACCGGAGGCGACAAGACCTTTCTTTCGGCGCTGACCTGGTCGCTGGTCTACAACTCCACCTTCGTCAAGCTCAACTGGCGCAAATCGGTTAACCCCTACGTCGTGGCGCCCGGAAGCGTCGGCGTCCTGCGCGAGGACATCCCCTATACCGACCGCCAGGAAGCCATCTGCCATTCCTACTACATGACCAAGTCGGAATTGTACGACCGGCTCTATTCCCACCCCAACCGGGACTCCATCATCCGCCGCCTTGGCGCGGTGCAGCATGAGGTGGAACAGGTCCCGGCCGCGGTGGACCGTATCGTGCTCTCCCAGACCAATCCCACCATCTACGGCACCATCAACCTGGACCTCTATGGCTTCAACCGCCTGAAGGCGGAAGTCTCCGAGGAAACCGTGCAGATGAAGGAGTTGTGGGTGTGGGATTCCGACGCCGACGACTATCGCTGCTTCACCATAGCCGACCCCGGCGTCTGCATCTATGACCGCCTCTCCGGCCCCGACCCCGAGAACAAGAACCGCAAGGGGCTCTACATCAAGGGCGAACAGCCGCTGATCCAGGTCTGCCCCAATCCGCAGATCGACTATTACTGGGGGCAGTCCGAAACCCAGAAACTGATCCTGCTCCAGCAGATGCGCAACAAGCGGGTGACCGAGATCCTCGATCTCCTGGGCAAGCAGACCAACCCGCCCATGTTCCTGTCCGGCATGACCGGGCTTCAGGACGAACGCGACTTCGCACTGCACCGTGCGGGCGGCTTGTTGTCCAACGACATGCCCAATGCCGATGTCAAGCCGATGACCCCGGAGATCCCGGAAGAACAGTTCAACATGATCAAGGAGATCGACTCCATGTTCGAGGAGGCGTCCGGGATCAATTCCATCCTCTCCGGGCGCGGCGAACAGGGTGTTCGCTCCCAGGGCCACGCCTCCCAGCTCGCCCGCTTAGGTTCGAGCCGCGCCAAGAAACGCGCCCTGATCATCGAGGATGCGCTCGCCAACGTCGCCACCCAGTACATGAAACTCAAGAAGGCCCATGACGCCACCCATTACAAGGACAACAAGGGGCGTTCCTTCATCATCGACCAGTTCACCGACGACTTCACCGTCAAGGTGGACGCCCACTCAAACTCCCCCATCTTCATGGAGGACGCCCGCCAGCTTGCCTTTAACCTCCTGAAGGCCGGGGCCATTGACAAGGAAAGCCTTTTGGACTTGCTTGATCCTCCGATGAAGCAGTTGCTCAAGCGGCGGCTCAAGCAGATGCCGCAACAGCAGGGAGGACAGCAACCCAATGCCTCCAATGTCAGGCCCATCCGGGATGGGACGGAGCATGGCTGATGTCAGTGCCGGGCGCGACCAGCCCCAGGCCGGCAAGTCCACCATACCGGATTCTGGACGCAGCCCGTCGCTTCAGTACCGGGTCCAGGGAATACGCGGCACTTCGGCTCGCAAGCCCATGCGCCAGTCGCCGCGATGAACACAGGGGATACAATTCCAGCACAGGAGGACAACATGGCACGTCGGCGTCATCGTCGTGGTCGTAAGGGCAAGCGCTAACTAACGGCGCAAGGTCTCCTTCCTGACGGTGGGGAGGCCAGTCCCAACACCTTTCCGAAGAGGGGCGGAAACCAAATATACCCCTCGCCCTCTTGACGCCCCCTACAATTCGTTATCTACAATCCGCGCAGTGTCCATTATTGGATAGTGCCCTTTGGTTGCACTTGCCCCCGACCGCTTGAAAGCCATGCTGGAACAGGATTCCAGTTCTGCCGGCGGTGCTGCGACTCCTCCAGAACCGCCTGCCGGACCCATGGCTTCCCCCATGTCAACCCCAGAACCTTCGATGGGAAACCGGGAGGGGGCACTTGTTTCGCTCTCCATGGCCTTCGATCTGATCCAGCGCGCGCTTCCCGCCCTCGGTCACGACAGCGAGGCCGGGCGCGCCGCCAACGGCGCCTTGAGATCGCTCACGGCTGCTCTCGGTCCCCATAAGCCTAATACCGATGAGTTGCAGGCTTCCGAGATCATGCAGCTCCTGGGGTCCCTCCCCCAGGCCGGCAATGTCACGCCGGAAGTGGCAGCCGCCTTGGGACCTCTTCCCTCGACTCCCCCCAAGGCGGTTGTCCCGCAACTTCCCCAACCAAACCAACCATCGCCGCCGCCTGGTGCGGCACCCATACCGGGCGGGATGCCTGGAGCCGCTTAGGAGAACACCATGGAACTTTTCAAACCTAGAGGCGCCAACCAGCCCCGCCGTCCCACCGACAACAACCAGAAGAACGGCCAGATCCAGAACACGCCCCGCTTCTCCCACTTCGGCGGCCTCAACGGCGCCGCCAAGATCGAGCCCACCGGCAACCAGATGAGCATGGGCCTGTCAAAGCCGGGCGACACCAAGCGGGTCATCTGAGATGGCAACGCTTGAAGACCTGCCGCAGGAAGCACGCGACGAACTCGCGCTGCTCGCCCGCGAACTCTCCGAATCTCCCGACACCCGGCGCGAGTTTCTCAAACTCGCCAAGTCCAAGCGCCCTAACATGCCGGTGCCCGAACTGGACATCGACGACCGCCTGACCAAATCGGAAGCCGCCAACCTGGAACGCATCGCCGGTCTGGAAGCAAAACTTGCCGAGAAGGATATGCGCGCCGAACTCAATGCCAGACGCGCCGCCCTGATCAAGGCCGGCAAGGCCGCCGACGACGCGGAAGTCGAAGCCATCGAGAAGCTGATGCTGGAGAAGGGCATTCAGAATCACGAGACCGCGGCGGACTATCACAAGTGGATGCAGGAGGCCGCGCGTCCCACCCCGGCCGCTTATGACCAGCGGGTGCTGGACGGCGACACCGCCAAGACACTGGCCGAGTATTACAAGAATCCGGTGCGGGCGGCGCGCGAGACCGCCTCACAGGCGCTCAGCGACATCAGATCAGGACGTGTGAAACTAGGGTAACCTTCGGCTGGGGGGAAACTCGGCCACCACGGGGATAAGAGAAAGAAAGGACTGACCAATGCCCATTGGTGGCGGGTTACTGCCTGCAACAGGCACACAGCAATATACCGAGCTTACCTATGTCACCCGGCGCGCCTTCATCCCCAAGATGGTGGTGCAGATCTATAACTCCACCCCGCTGATGGCGGCGCTGATCGCCAACAGCCAGTCGGCTTCTGGTGGCGTTTCCTCGGTGACCGCGCCGGTGCAGGGCACCCAGATGGTCAACTCCCAGTGGGGCGATTATTCCGGCTCCTTCACCCAGCCGTCGGTGATCCAGGGCGCCTACAATGCGGAATATAACCTCAAGCTGATGATCGCGCCCGTCCCCTTCCTGGGCATGGAAGGCGCGGTGCAGCAGGACTATGCGATCATCCCCCTGATCGAGGCCCGCATGAACGACGCCACCAATTCCATGATGGATGCGATGGCGACGGCGCTCTACAACAACACCACCAACGCCCAGCAGTTCATCGGCCTGCCCGCCGCGGTGGACGACGGCACCGGCACCACCACCTACGGCAACCTGTCACGCTCCACCTATTCCTGGTGGAAGTCCAAACTGTACGCCGCCGGCTCGGTCAACCCCACCCGCCAGAACGTGCTGCAATGGATCTCCGGCACGGTGAAGTATGGTGCCGAGGTCCCCACCTTCGGGGTCTGCGGCTTCGGCACCTGGACCCTTCTCGCCCAGGACTTCGTGGGACAGGAACAGTATGTCATCACCCCGGGATCGGCGTTCTCGTCCGACCCCAACGGGCCGCAGGCTGCGTTCCGTGCCCTGATGGTGGCGGGCGTTCCCATCTACCCCGACCCCTACTGCCCGGAAGGCACCCTCTACCTGCTCAACACCAACTACCTGTCGCTCTATGTCCACGACCAGGGAAGTTTCGTGTTCACGGGTTTCGAGTCCACTTTGCCCAACTGGCAGATCGGCTATGTCGGCGCGGTGCTGATGATCGCGGAATTGGTGAGTGTCAAACCCAAGTCGATGACCAAGGTCACCGGCCTCAACAGCATCACCCTGTAGGAGACACAGATGGCCCTTGCAGTTCCCAAAATCATCCTCTCCGGCGCCAACCTCACCATCGGCAATGCCGGCGCCTACTGGCAGCAGGCCAACGTCACGGTCAACACCGCAGGCGTGAACCTCAACGTCGTCATCCCGGCGGGGGTCTACTACATGAACACCCCGGCCAATTGCTCCGTCTACCAGAACCTTGGCGGGGCATCGAACGTGATCGTGGTGGCGGCCAACGCAACTTCCCAGATCGTGATCTCCGATGGCGTCAACATGTATGCCAACACCACCACCAACGGCACCATCACCGCGATCACGGTGAACGGTGGCGCGGCGGCGGCCGGCACCTTCTACAACGTGTAAGGGGGAAGCCACATGGCAAATCCCGACTCGGTTGCCCAATTCTACCTCGACAACTTCGGGGCGGCGCGGGTGGCGACCATCACGCCCACCCAGTTCAACACCACCGGCAACGCCGTCATCACCATCCCGCTGCTCTCCGGCGGGTTGACCAACAGCGCCACCGGCGGGGCCTCAGGTGCCATCATCATCCGCCGCATCTCGGTGGTGAACCCATCCGGCTCGCTTGCCACCGCGAACCTCTCCATCACCCAGTCCAATGACGGCAATGTGTCGAACCTGGTATGCGCCAACCTGACACTGTCCTCGATCACCGGGGTCAACACCTTCCAGGACTTGACCCTGTCGGGCGGCAATGTGGTGGTGCATGGCGATAACTGTCAGGCCCTGTTCGTCAACGTCAACGTCGCTTCCGCCAATGCCTCGACCGCGCAGATCAATGTCTATGGCGACGTGGTGCGCTTCTGATGGCGATCCCGCGCCCGCCCGAGCAGACCTTCACGGTGACGGTGACCAACACCACCGACAGCGAACTGGTCGATCACTTCAATGGCGAGGAATACCGTTTCCCGCCCAAGAAGGCTGTCCAGGTGCCCAACGATGTGGCGCGGCATATCCTGGGCTACGGTCTCTCCGACAAGCAGGACAATGTCGTGCGCCTGGGGTGGGCGCAGTACAACACCGAGGTTCCCAAGGCTCTCGCGCGTCTTGCCCGATTCAAGTGCGACCCACCCGAGACACGCGGCGCGTTATCCCCCGTCGCGGAGCGAGTACCCCTCCTCTCCCAAACGGGAGAAGGGGGAAAGCTCATAGCGTGAAAGCGATGAATGGCCGCGACGAACACCCTGCAAACCTACATCACGGAGTGCAGATTCCTTCTGCATGACGCCACCAGCGCGTTCTACACCGACGCCGAACTCACCACCCACATCA